TAAATGTCGTCTTACAGCGAATACCTCGGACGATACAAGCAACGAATGGTTACAATCACGGATACGCGTCCTCATCGTGACGCAGGACACCAGACCGAGATTGTGAAGCGTCTTGCAGCGTCTGGCAACCTTGAGACACGTGTTGCAAACACTGCATGTGCTCTGGTCTTGAACGCCCCTTCGACTCGCACTGAGTCGGCATACCTGCATGGCGGTGGACACACTGTGCAGGACACCGCACTCTACAACCAGTTCACTGCCGGTCAGGCGGTTGCTCAGGCGGAACTCCCTGCAAATGCAAAGGCGTCTCAGATCACGAACACGATGCCGTGTCTGTCGTCGTCTCAACTGCCCGAACTCAATGACAAACTTGCAGCAGACGCTGAACTGTCCAAGATTCAGGCGGCGCGTCAGACCTATGGCAATGGATACTACAGCAACTGCTGCCTAACCTGCAAGAAGTCTCTACTTGCTGAACCTTGTAACTGTCGTTTGACTGTATCTCAGTCAGCTGATCTGAAGAGTGCAATCCAGTGGCCGCATACGGCGGATCGTAACGCTTAAAGAAGTTTGTAGGAATGTAAGTATGTTAACGGTGTATACATACCGAGTTCATAAACCAGACAAGTGTTTTGATTTATCCTGTCTGCCACTAGATTCCTGGATTGAAACGGTTACTGATATTGTGTCACACCAGACCTCTGGGATCATTTGGTTTGGGTATCTTGAAGGATGGATGTTGACACCGCATGAGGAAGTTGTTCTACGAAAAGCGCTTAGACAATTTGACTGTGAGGTGGTTTCAAAATATCCACATTCCTTCTCTCATGCGTGGAAAAACGAAATTGATTGGGTCTACACAGATGAACTCAATGGATTCACCGACACTAACAACGATGGTAGTGCTTTACAACATGGGGGTTCGCCTAAACACCGACAATCTAGTACAAAACCTACCGCTTACGGATTCGATCATTAAGATTGAGAAGCAAGGAGTTCTCAAGAGGGGTTCATCAAAGCGAGACCTAATTAAGCGTCGAGCAAAGACAACTCCTCCCAAGCGAACAACTGGATTTGGACATAACTCGATCACAGTTGTCGTCATGTCAGATGGAGATGGAAAGTTTACGAGAAAGGAGATCACAGTCAAGATCTTTCAGAATGGAGTGTTCCACATCACTGGTGTTCTGGATGAGAGTTACGATCGTAACGTGACCACCCTACTAAAGGATCACATCATTGCAAACTGTCCAGATGCTGTCACAGGTGAATGGACCAATGTTCGTCGTGTGGTTCTGATGAACTACAAGACCAAGTTGGTTGATACGAAGAACCTTTCGCGTGATTCGCTCTACGCATCGTTACGGTCAAAGGGAATCAATACTGTCTATGAACCTGCGGTATATCCAGCAGTCAAGATCTACTTTCCAGAGACCAAGTGGATTGCTAAAGTGTTTCGAACAGGTCAGATCATTCTCACCGGAATGACCACGCATGAAGAGTGTGCTTCGTTAGTTTCTAAGTTAAAGCCACTTGTTGGAGTATAAATATGCAGACAACGCGCGAATTAACACCAGCAGAGGTTGAAGCGGGACGGAGGGGTATCAATAACCAAGATCTGAGTGCTACACAAGTTCAGGCGCTCGTGAGGAACATGGATGCGTCGAAGAAAAAGTGGGCGCACCTGAAAGCGGACAAACTCGCATATGAGGAGAAACTACAACAGGAGAATGAGGTTCTGTATTTCAACTACCCTTCTCTTTTTCAAATGCATGCAGAGGAACGTCTTGATTCGACTTTTTTTGAGATGCTTGCTCTGAAGCGCAAGATTGAGCGCGGTGAGATCACTCCGGAGCAGGCGACTCAGGTTGTAGGGGCAAAACTATCTCAACGATTTGTTCCGTCTCTTGCGACTCCTCAGGCGCCGACGATGTCTTATGAGGACTTTTACAAGCGGAATCAATAGAGTTCCAGAGTTCGTATTCTTCAGTGCTCTTGTAGACCAGGAAGAAGAACTCGCGGAGTTGTTCCCATGTACAGTCAGACATCGCATAACACTTCATACGACTCAGTTTGAGTCCATCCAGCATCCCGCAGAGATCCTCCTTTGACATGCTGTTCTCCAACACCAAAAAGTCATTATCTTGGTTTTCATAGAGTTTGCGAACTTCCTCTATGCATTCCATCAGACACTTGTACCCAAGAATACAATACTGCTTCTTGTAGTTAAGATTGATCAACTTGTTGCAATACTTATTCGTAAAGTTCTCACGCTTCCACATGGGAAGAGCCCACCAGTTCGCAGTCGGTTCCTCAAATCCATCCATTCGCTTCATCGCATCATCAAGTTTGTACTCAGCATACGCCTGCGGTACAATGAACTGAGGTCCAAGACGGTTAATCTCTGAGTTACGGATGAGAGAGAAGTTGTTCCACCCATCGTTCATGTATTGAATGTATGCTAACTTTGGAACACGCGCCATCTTGGTCTTCACTGCAGTTCGCAACAGAAGTTCCTGATCGTCGCAAATAGGCAAGAACTCGGAATAATTGCCAAGTTCGTGGAGCGTAGAACTGCGCCAGATGCGCGGATGGTTAGGGACACCTACGATATGAGACATACTGTAGTTGTTGATGTTCGGGGTCGCAATGACGTTCACCCAGGTCCCCCTATACTTCTGACAGTAATATCCAGCATACCCAAGACCAAAATGGTCTCCATATGTATGAGTATTGCCATTCTCGTACAAGTGAGCAGTGTCCATGTAGACAAATCCAATTGATTCATCCTCAAAGACCTTTACTGCGTCAGCAAGGCACTCTGGAAGAATCTCATCATCGTGATCCAACTCAAGCAAGAACTGACCCCTGCAAAGACCTACCGCCTCATTCTTCACATTGCCAATGTTGCCGCTGTTCTCTGAGCGACGATAGAGACGAATGCGAGGATCCTTCTTTGCAACCCCCCTCAGGAACTCAAAGTGCTTGTCATCAGGAGAGTCATCCAGAACAACCCACTCCCAATCCTGGAACAACTGCGCCTTGAGACTGTTGTAGGGACGGTAGAACTTCTGATAGGAGTTGTAGCAAGTTGTAAACACTGAAAAGATAGGGCGGGTGATCTTATGAGGAAGGAGGCAATTGTGAATATAGCAAAAGTTTACTCCACGGTTAAAGGAGTCGAGATCCTTGATGTTCTCATAAAAATGAAGCCATCGTAGACGGAAGCGGTTCACCATCTTACCCATTTTTCCGTAATACTCAGTCTCGTTCTTACCATAGGTCACAATCAGATGATAGTTCGGATCAAAAAGTTTGAGAACGTCATCTGGATTAGAGGTAAAGTTCAGTGTACAGTTAAGTTTACTTTCATTTGCAGACAGATAGGTATCAATCGCAGAGTACTGTTCATCCCGAAAGAACAGGATATTTGGATATTTCATTGTTAGTAGTAGATCGTTTACTCCTTAAGTTCTGTCCGCAGTTCCATGAGTTGCTTGCCCAATACATTCTTACCGGGCCACTTGGATGGATCGTTCGCCTTTGAAGTCTCTGCCGAGGTTCCGATACCCCAGTATTTGTCCCGCGCAGACGCCTCTCCGATTGGACGGGTTCCTGTCTCCAGCAACTTTGTCTTGAGATCTGGGTGCTGAATAAACTTTGCCTTGATTGCTGTCTTCATAATCCCGTCCTTCTTTGCGTCCCACTCCTCCTTCACGAATCCCTTGACCTTCTTGCCAAGCGCCTTGACCGCCTTGGGTGACGGTGTCTTCAGGATCTTGTCCGCAATTGCACCATCACCGAACTGCTTCGCCTTTGCCCACTGGAAGTAGTGCTCAACGGTGGGGAAGGTAATTGAGTCGATCTGGAATGCCGCCTCATACATATTTGAGAGCATTCTCCACTCGCCCTTACCCTCGTCTGCTCCAAAGAACAGCACAGGTTGTGCGCTAGGTTCAAGCACCTTCTTTACAATCTTCTTCTTGGGCGCTGGTTTTGCCTCCTGCTCACTGCGCTCATCCTTGACCGGTTCGGGTTCTGCGACAGGAATCTCGACCTCCTGTTTCTCGGTTACCTTGGGTTTGGGTTCCTTGGACTTCTCAAACACGAAACTGCGGTGGAGGAAACTGAAGGACTGCTGTTCCTGTGTAAGAATCACAGTGTTCTGCTCCGAGTAGTGCTCTGAGAACATCTTGGATCCCACCAAGTCGTATCCGTGCTCCTCCATGACCTTGGTCAATCGCTCAAATGGTACCAGATACTCCTTTTGAGGTTTCTCAAAACTCTCAAGGTGAACAGAGATCGCCTGACCAAACGCTTCGTTCCATCCGTTGCCGTCGTCATAGTCCTTAACGAACTCACCAAAGGCGTTCTTTCCTGACAGGAACCGGTGACTCTGTTTTCCCAGCAGGAGCGAGTAGACTGCAGCACCATCCAGGCAGGTTCCAAAGAACAGTCCCTTTCCGTGGTTCTCAATGTTCTCCGCAAACGCCTTGAACGTCTCCTCTGACTCGCACGCATAGTGGATGGCGAACTGACACGAGATCGCATCAAACTCGGTCTGTCCTGCGAACTTTGCAAGATAAGGTGTCGGAGCAGGTTCTGTTCCCGCAACAATGTTCGCGTACTTGTTTGTCCCCTCGAACAGAGGTTTGGTCATGTCGCCCTGGAAATACAGGACCGGAGGCAGATACTCGTTTGGGTGATTGAGGCGCTCGTTTAGGTATCGAACACATGCTCCACGGCGAGGAGAGGTAAGGTTGGATAATGAGAAGTCAATCCCAACAACCCTAGACGGTTTTGTCCGCTTCCACTTGAGCATGTCTCCACCCTGACCTACTGCGAGTTCCAGTAGCGAGTCTCCGTTCTTCACGCAGTTGTAGTACAGTCCGTCCTTGATTCGGTTGTGGAACCCGTATACATCTTGGAGGATACGGTCGCGGCGCTCGAGTTGGTCGCGGTAGTAGAGGTCATCCTCAAAGGTATCGTCCGGCGGATTTGATACCACATCGCGGATCATCTGTTCCGTAATCGGAATGTGAATGTTGGTCCAGATTGAGTCAGCAACCTTGATGTCGTTACCAAACTTAGCAAGTTTCAGAACACGGTAGTCATAGGTCTTGTCATATCGAGTGCGCATGATCACCCATCGCCCCTTGTCAGTGTCATACGAGCACTCAATGATGGTATTGTCCTCAACACGATTTCCCTCTTGATCGACCGGAACACCGCGGTCGTTCAGAGGTAGAGAGATGACGTGAGCGTCAGGTGACCTAGGAACCATTGGGTTGAACGGCGAGGGAACATACGACTTGCCTCGGTACTCGGCAGGAATCTCAGAGGGAACGTACTCTCCAGTGATGGTCTCACAGGGGTACATGATATCACCAGGCGTCCGCGACACATACAGGGTTCCCTTCAATACACGCTTGTCCAGGACCGTATCGAAACTCTCACCTGGTTTGAACTTGACCAGAAAGTCAATACTGTTCTGCGTAGAGGGTTTCCACTTGTACACGATGTGCCACGTGTTGACCTTTGAGGGAACTGGAGCATCGCGGGGCGTAAACACAAGACCGTCTGTGGCATACTCGAACTTGGTATCCATCATTTTGCGAATTGCCTCCTGCATTGCAGACCCATCTCCTGCAAGGAACATCTTAGTCTCAACTCGAAGAGGTTTGCTGGATGGTAGAGATGAGAACTCTGTAGACAATTGACTCACGAAATCCTGACCACAAGAGAGGCGCGAATCACTGTCAGACATGAGAGGGAGACGGCGAACATCCTTTCCACGGAAGCGGTAGACATCGAAGATACAGAAGAGGTTACGGTCAGGCAGGTACTCACCGTCAACAATATCGCCCACATGAACCTTGTCCTTTGCAGTGACACCTGTCCAGGTCACCACCATACTCGGCGTGATTCGCATGAGTCGAGCGTCTCGCATGACAACTAGAAAGCAGCGCTCTCCGTCCGCCTTGTTGGTCACGGTGTATCCGGACAGGATATTGTTCGGACGGTCTGCGCGGAGGTGCTGGCGCTCGAGGGTGATCGGTTTGACGAATGACATCTCAGACATGCTGAACTCCATGCGATTCTGCTCAATGTCCTTGGCAGACATGATGAACTGAGATCCCTGGAAGGCGGCAACCACAGGCGTGATGTGGCGGAGGAGCGAGTCTACGATAATCTCCGGCGACTTCTTTCGGTCAAAGACCTCGAGTTCGAGTTCATAACTGGGCGTCTGCTTGAGTATCTCTGCAAAGGATGTGAGTTTGCCCTTCGACTTGCTCTGAGAGAAGTCAAACCTAACCACGCCATCCAGACTGGTCCATGACTTGCGGTGGAGGATGCGTACGTGGGAGGCGGAATCCATAGGGGATCCAGAGAAGTCCTTGCGAAGGTGCTCCTCGTGACGAAGTGTAAACTTTACATAGGCGTCTTTGATGTCAATAGTATCGGACTTGCCCTTGATCGCGTGAACGACCTCAAAGTAAGGGCGCTTTCGCTCAACATCAATCGGAACTCCGCGGAAACTGCCGGTAGTGCAGACTTTGTGAATGTTCTCTGCACCAACTACGACGACTCGCAGTCCATCAGAGTAACTAAAGGTAGCACGGTGTTCCTCAACGGGAGCGCCGCGGGAGTAGAGTTGAATTGCTGAGACAATGCGATCCGCAACGTCCTTCGTGTGAATTTTTTCTGCAAGAATCTTGCATTCGAGTTCTGCGTGGGTGTCTTTCGTAACAAGCGAAGCGAACTCCTTGAGGTCGTTTCGTGTGCTAGAAGGTAAAATGGTCTCCATTGCCTTATCTTTATGCGTGAATGAAAAC